GTTGAGCATTTAGAAATAATGGTTGCTAAAGACTATTGGACTAATGAAGACATGACAGCAGTTAATTCAGCTATTCAATCTGGCAATACATACATAGGATAATTAATGATTACTATTGATGGTAAAGAATATAAAAAGGATATGATGTCAGATGAACAAGTTAAGTTATTTGGCATCATTTCTAATTTAAGTAATGAAAAAAACGCACATCTAAATCAAGCTGAACAAAAAGAAATATTAATTCAGCATTACATTGGCAAGTTTAAAGAAGCCAAAACACAAGAACAAAAATAGGTTGCTATGCAACTTTCAAAACATTTTACTTTAGCTGAATTTGAAAAAAGTCAAACCGCTACTAGAAAAGGAATAAAAAATAAAGCTGGTAGCGGAGAGATTAAAAATCTTACAGATTTATGCTATGAAGTTCTTGAACCCACAAGAGCAAAGTTTGATAAACCTATTACAATAACATCTGGTTATCGTAGTGAAGAATTATGCGAAGCAATAGGAAGTAAAAAAACCTCACAACATACAAAGGGTCAAGCCTGTGATTTTGAAATATCTGGTATTAGTAATTTACAAGTAGCTTTATGGATTCAAAATAACTGCGACTTCGATCAATTAATTTTAGAATACTGGAAAGAAGATGAAGAAAATTCTGGTTGGATTCATGTCAGTTATAATGAGGGTTCAAATAGAAAGCAAGTTTTGACATTTGATGGCAAAAGCTATAAAAATGGATTACCTGATGCTAAATGGTCAGGTGGTAAATTAATTAACTAATAGGAGATAACTATGCCAATGGTAAGAGGAAAGAAATTTCCATACACAAAAGCTGGTAAGAAAAAAGCAAAAGCATACAAAAAGAAAAAGAAAAAGTGAACGAATACGAAACATATCTAGAACAAGCTAAACTTATTCATCAAAATGATAAGAAATGGCGAGGCACAACTGTTGTTAAATACATTCCAATCATTAACGAGATAATAAAATCTAAACAAATTAAAACCATATTAGACTATGGCTGTGGTAAAGCACAAAACCACCCTAAGTCATGGAACGCATCTAAATATGACCCAGCAGTACCAGAATTTAGTACAAAGCCTGATAATAGATTTGATTTAGTTATTTCAACAGATGTATTAGAACATGTACCAGAAGATCATGTTGATGAAGTTATTAAAGATATATTTAACTATTCTGACCAATGGGTTTTCTTAACTATTTGCACAAGAGAAGCTAGAGAAATATTACCTAATGGAATGAACGCACACGCAACTGTAAAACCTGAAGAATGGTGGAACGATAAATTAAAAGATTATAATAGATATACTGTAATGTATTCATAATGTTTGACCCGTTTGAATATCTATCTCATAAAAAAATATTACTAATAGGAAACGCAGATTTAAAAACTGAGCCTAATTATTTAGAATACGATTGTATTGCTAGAATGAATTTAGGAGTATTAGATAAACCTTGTGATGTTTGGATTAATAATTTGGTTCATCAAGCACATAGATTTTTATTTGAAAAACTAGATCATTACCCAGAATTTAAAAACATCATAAGACTTAATGCTGAAAGAGATGGCAGTAGAATGAAAAGAATGCCTGATATATACAAACCTCATGCTTGGTTATGGAACAAAGAAGAATTTGCTAAAATGCAACAAGACTTAGATTATGATAGACCAACAACAGGACTAATTTCTGTTTATTGGATATTAAATAACATTAAATGCGATCTTCATGTTACAGGTTATAATTTCTTTGAAACTTGTAATAAATACACAAGAGAAGTACATCAAGTATCTAATAAATTTTCTTACCCTACACATGAAATGGAAAAAGACGAATATTGGATTAAAAGATGGCATGATGAGGGCAAACTTAACTTTATTGAAATTTAACTAATATCTGATATTAAAGTAGTATGATCTCAAACTACACAAAAATTGACCCTGATTTTGCACCAGAAACACATACTGTAGGAAATACATCTGTTCAATCTGGTGTTATAACTACAGGAAGTGGTTTAGTCAGAATATCAACTACTACTCATGCACATATTAAATTTGGAACTAATCCAACTGCAACAGAAGAAGATTTATTAATGCCTACAGATCATGTAGAAGTATTTGCATTTAAGTCAGGCGATAAAATAGCTTTTATTGGTCATGGTGCTGGTAGTGGCGAAATAAATATAAGTGCAGTAGACTAATGGCTAAAGCACCCAAGACTACAGGAGAACACATTGTTGCCTTATATGGTCATGTAACAGGTCTTAAAAAATCTATTCATACAATTCAAAATAATCATCTCTCCCATATGCAAGATGATATTAATGAAATAAATAAAAAATTAGATAACAAATTTGATAGTTTAACCAATTTAATTATGTATGGAGTCGGTGCTGTAGCTTTATTGTTTATAGCCCAAGTGCTTTACTTTTTATCAAAATAACTGTACAAGCATTAATTGTATGAATCATAAAAGAATCTTAGTCATTTCTGATATGCACATTCCATATCATCATAAAGATTCAATCAAATTTTTAAAAGAAATTAAAAAAGAATTTAAACCGGATACCATAATTAATATTGGAGATAGTTTAGACTTTCATGCAATTAGTATGCACGAACATAATCCTGATTTATTCTCTGCTGGTTATGAATTAAAAGAGGCCAGAAAATATGTAAAAGAATTAGAAGATATATTTCCAGTAGTTACAGAAGTTGATTCAAACCATTCTAGCTTAGTTTATAGACGAGCATTAAAGTTTGGAATGAGCAAAGAATTTTTAAAAGATTATGGAGACTTTTTAGGTACTAAAAAATGGAAGTGGATAGATGATTTAACCTTAACAATGTCTAATGGTCAGAGATGTTTCTTTACTCATGGTAGAAGTGCTGATGTACTTAAAACAAGTCAAGCTATGGGAATGAGTTGTGTTCAGGGTCATTATCATACAAAGTTTGTAATATCTTGGTGGGCTAATCCTGATAACTTATTTTTTGGTATGAACGTAGGTTGCCTTATTAATCAGAAGTCTATGGCTTTTGCTTATGCTAAGAATTTTAAGACAAGATTTATATTAGGTTGTGGAATCATACTAGATGGCATACCTAGACTACTTCCTATGGTTTTAGACAAAAAAGGAGATTGGATTGGTAAAATCGTCTAAAAAGGGGTCTAGAACGGTCATAGAGGGGTCTAATTTAAGTGTTTCAGCACTAGATAAACAAATCGGTGGAAATCATTATTCGGGCTTTAAAATACAGCCTATTGAGTTTATCGTTAAAAATAAGCTATCATTTATTCAGGGTTGTATCATCAAATATATATGCAGATTTGAAAACAAAAATGGCATAGAGGATTTAGAAAAGATTAAGCATTATTGCGATTTACAAATTCATTTATTGAAAAATAAAAAATAAGGAATATTAGGAGTGAATGAATTTCACTTATTTTATTTATTCTCTGATTGTGGTATATTGGTCGATATTAATTTTTTTTAGTACGCATATATGATTTGGCTTAAACTATTATCGAACCCAATAACTAAAATAATAGCTGATAAAACTATTGGTGCAATCCAACATAAAATGGAAAAAGATAAAATTGTTAGAGCAAAAGAAATAGAAGCTGAACAGAATGTCAGCATAGAACAAATAAGATCAGGTAAGAATAGTATTAAAGATGAAATATTAACTGTTAAAATAGCTTTAATATTTTTATGTTTATTTATTCCACAAACCCAACCTTATATGGAAAAAGGTTTTGAAATATTAAAAAATGCACCTACAGAATTTTGGTGGGCAGTTCTTATTGTATATTCAGGAAGTTTTGGATTATCTACTGTTTCTAAATTAACTGGAAATAAAAAATAAGATTTCATTCAATCATAAAAATCTATAATATGTCCTAATGGACAAAATAAAAGTAGATGCTGTAATAACTGATTTAGAATTACAATTAGAAACAAGCAACAATCCTTATGGTAGCTTTGTTAATTTTAAATTCATAGATACTTTTCCATCTTTTCCAAAAGTACATGACATGATTTCTCAAATCAAAAAAAGAGATGATGTTGAACTAATTAATTACCAATATTCCTATAGTGGGATTCACGAAGATACTGACCTTAAATATTTTGAGATAACTTTAAATTAAGTCGAGGCTAGTAAGAGAGAAAAAACTAGCCTCAACTATTTTAGGTTCAAAGAGCAAAGTGGGAATGTTTAATAAACCACATTGAAACACCTAAAATTTTTTTTAACGAGTAGCCAAGTCTCCCTGACTACTCTATCTACTAACATGAAAGGAGTAATAATGAAAAAACAACTTGTTAGTAGAATTCATTAAACTTTACTATTCAAAGCTAAGTCTCTTTTCAATTCAGATTGTTTTAGACTTATGTACTTATCTAAATTATTATAATGAAACCTAGCTTTAATTAATTCTTCTTCAGCATTTGCATATTGCTTAACGATTTCTCTGTATTCAGCATCAACTCTACTTTTATGTTCTGCCTCTATTACGGTTTTTGTTTCCAATTTATATTTTAAAAACAATTTACTGAACATAGCTTTTTTACCATCTTCTAAAAGAATAACTTTTTTATGCCATTCAGCCCATTCTTGAGATGCTTTTTCTAGTTCTTCGTATGATTTGTTGCTTAACAACATATATCTCTCCTTACAAAATAATTAATAATAAAACAATAGATAAAAATGAAACAATCCATTTACTATGTTTTCTATGTATTGGTTTTCCAAAAAATATCATGGGTAAAGTAATAATTCTTCAGATTCTTGATTTAGTTTTTCAATTTGCTGTTTGAGATGTTTATTCTCTTTATGCAAATCTTCTATAATCTTAGATTGTTTTTTATTCTCCATGTATAAGGCTTGGATTTCTTCCAACTTAAAAGCGAAATCCTTTTTAATATTATGAATCTCGCTTACAAGTGCTTTAATTTGATTATCTTTATCTATCATAATTAAAATGGTATTTCGTCATCCATATCACTCATGGAATTAACTGGTTGAGCATGATCTGGTGCAAACTGCGTTGCGTGTGTTGGCATGGCTTGAGAAATAGGTTTCAAGCCATCAACATTATCATTTCTAGGTTTATATGGTTTAACCATAACTAAACAGAATATTTGCTCAAGATTACCTTTTGCATATTGAGGTGGATTCTGCATTTCCTGAGTCTTAGTCATATACTTTAAAACATAACCAGCTTTAGTATATTTCTGAACTTCTGGTGTCATAAACCAATCATTAATTTGAGATAAGCTATATTTCTTTTTAGTTAAGCTACAAGTAAATTTAACTTTACTAGCATCTCCTGAAAATTCATACTTAGGAGATTGATTACCGGTTGGATATAATCTCATTTGTAATCCACAAAATGGTAAATCGAATTTAGTTTTTTGATACATTGTTTTTTCCTTTTTTTAGTTGATTGTATTTTCGTACTGACTCATTGAACAATAACTCGGATTTATGACAGCTTAGTAATCCAAGAAATGCTTTTAAGTGTTCCTTTTTATATAAAATGTGTCTAGCTTCGAAACCAGCACCATCTTTAGGTAATCTTACTAAATACATTTTATTTATTTTTTTTCCAGTTTGGGCTTCATAAAGATATTTATAACCATGAACTTGGTGTACATAATTTATGAATATACCTTTACTAGTTTTTATATCAATTAACCAAAGATTTTTTTGTGAGTCTTCAGCAACAAT